TCCGTGCTGGACATACTTGTGGACCACGGCAAAGACTAACGCGTGGGTGATGAGTTGGACCATGTGGCTTGAACCTGGTGGTAGGGAAATCAAGACGCCTGGTGACAACAGGTAGAAGAGAATTGCAGTGGTGAGAATATACATATACATTTTATTACTAAGAATGGAAAATCTTTAGAACTCCATGAGGCAGGGTCCATCTGTTCGAGTATTGTCGGGGCATTGTTTATTAACAAACCCCTCTCTGGAAAAAACCGCAGAAGGACCTCCGAGATTGCCTGGGATACACTTATCAGGTCCAGACACACAGCCTACACCTGGACACCAAACAAGAGACCCAGGACAGGATTCACTGGCAGACTTACCTGCCATGAAGAAGACTAGAAGTGCAATGAATGCTACGATGAGATATCCACTCCACTTTGGAAACTTCATTTGTATCTTACAGGAGTTTCTTCTTCGGACAACTGTTACAACTAGGCTTCTCTTCGCCACTTGGAAGGGTGTACCACAGATACATGAAAAAGATTACAAACGCAAGTAAGACGAGCCAGGCAGTCATTTGTGTTCCCAAAACAGAATGTTCTCAGGAAATAATCCCGAGACCTGCCCCGATGGATTCAACCCCCAAACCCGAACTCAATGTAGACGACCTTGATTGCCCCCCTGCTTTACGGACACAACGAGAGGATGCCTTGAAGAAGCGGTTTCCTAAACTCACAGACCGACACAAACGGCGCATTCGATACATCTTGACCAAATTCAGAGCTAAACAAAAAGAGATGTTGGACAAAGTCTACAAAGAACCTGACTACGACGACCCTGACCCTTACGACGCAACCTATTTGTTCTACTGCTTTACAGGCACATTGGAAGATTAGAGTAATGGGAATCCCGTATTATGTGGCTTCACTGTTACGGGTACATAAACATATTCAACGCCGTCTGGTCAGTGGATATAAGGTCGACCTTTTTGCTATTGATTTCAACTGCTTCATTCACCACGCACTTAACGCCGAGAATCCTGTTGGGAGTGTGATTGTTGCATTCCATGAACTTATGCAGACCGTGGAAGCAAAACAAGTCTACATTGCATTCGATGGATTAGTCCCGTATGCAAAGATGGTTCAACAACGCTATCGTCGTATGCGAAACGGAGAGCCAGGTGACTTTGATAAACATCAGATTTCCCCTGGAACTCCCTTCATGAAGAAGCTGGCACAAGCACTGCGATTCGTGTTTCCCGAAGTGATTGTGTCGGATACACTGGAACCTGGTGAAGGAGAACACAAGGTCTTTCAATGGTTACGCACTCAACCTCCTTCCTCCGTGTGTATCTATGGATTGGATGCGGACTTGGTCTTGATTGCGTTAGCACAGAGTCATTTGGGCGACATTCATCTCTTTCGTGAATCGGAAGAGGGCGGACAAACATTGCTGTCGATTCGTGAACTGGAAAAGGTCTTGCCGGTCGAGAAGGATGTCTTCATTAAACTGAGTGTCATGTGCTTTGGTAATGATTTCATGCCGAATCTAGCCATGTTTTCATTACGCGAGAATGGATACACTCGTGCACTTCATTACGCAGACCGTAACGATGCCGACAAGGATGAACTGAAAACCCTCGTGAAGTGTGCAAAGGGTGTGAATCGACACATCTTGGCACCCGATGGACACGCACTGGAACAACGCATGTCGGTTCACTTAATGGATGGAGTCTTGGATTGGGAACCGGTGTGTCAAGCCTTTTGGAAGACCTTCGAGTGGACCCATCATTATTTCACGACTTCTGAGGTTCTCGACTGGGAATGGGTTTATCCGTATCCAGAAGCACCTCTGCTTCAAACCTTGGACGACTTTGAACGTCCGATGGAATTTACCTGGGACCATCCCACTCCGACCATGACAGTGGAAGACCAATTGCGATTTATTTTACCCGAAGCCAGTCTGGTCAAAGCAGGTTTAACACCAGTGTTTCCCGATGAACTCTACGATGAAGAGAAAGAGTCTCGCCATCCTTGGTTGCGTCGTTTTGCGTGGGAATGTGACCCGTGGGTGTCGTTACCTCACGGCACACTTACCTCCGTAAGCGAAATCCGTTTGCCGTAAGTCGGAACCCCGCAGATGCGTTTACATTCCCTAGAAAGATAGGTCGTTGAACTTGGACTTCGTTGGTGCGTTCCAATGCATCTTGTGGAAGTACCACTATTTCAGGTCGGATTTGAACTTCAAAGTTCGTATCACGCAGGCTCACATACTCGGTTTCAATACGTTTCATTTCTTGAATCTTCTTGAGAACGACAATCCCATTGACATCTTGCATCACCTTCCAATGACGAGTAATATGTGCGAGGTAGTTGGTACGATATTCGCGTGCAGGTCGGGTCTTGACAATGTTACGAAGTGTCGCAAGACACTCTTCAACCGACGAATAAATCGGTTTGTGAATGCGTCGGTTCACTGCATTGTGGGCTCGAAAGGTGAAGATTGCAAAGTCTTGTCGAGAGTTCAACATTCCTGGGAAGTGAATACGGTAGTTGTTCAACAAGGTGGCGAAGTGCTGTTTACAACTCGGACATGTAATCGAGTCGCGAAACAAGTCAAGCCATGACGTCATCAGCTCTCGTTCAGCAGTCGTCGGATTTTCAGAATAGGCGCATGCAGTCGAATGAAGGGTTAACCATCCCAGTGGACCCCATATGGATGTCATTGTGTATCGTTAAGAAATCATCCCCGCTTCCTGAGCGTCCGAGTAAATCTTGCGAATAATCTTGTCGGGCGTGGTGTCCTTGATAGGTAGTTTGTTCCTGCGAAGGGTTTGGCGAATGGCTGCAATGTTCAGTTTAGACGCGTTCGAGGCGATTCGCGCACGACGTTTCATCATCCCCTTTTCAGTGAGGATACGCAATGTCTTTCCAACCTTACGACTGGGCGGGGCTTTGGCGGGGTCGGCGACACCTTCAAATCGCGGCTTATTTCGTGCGGTCTTTCCGCCTTTGAGAATCCCAAACTTGGGCTTGGGTGAACTCTTGGGTGTAGTCTTGCCAGCAACCTTTTCCTGTTTGGGCGTGGCTTTGCCACCCATCTTGACGATTTTGATAGCGTCGCTCATTACTCAAAACGGACAAACATTATTTACAGGGAGTCTACCTTACAGTAGATACCATGGAATGGGAAGCAGTTAAAGCTCACTTTGCAAATGGTGTTCGTAGGTTCGTAGACCATCAGATTGATTCGTATGAAGACTTTGTTCGAAATAAGCTGCCCTTGATTATCCAGTCGACGGCTCCGATTACCGTCTGGCACGAACAAGACCCCTTGTTGAAGAAATACAAGTATGAATTCAAACTCTCGTTTGAAAAGGTGACCTATATGAAGCCTCGTATCCAAGAGGCAACCGGTCGCGTCAAACCCATGCTCCCCATGGAAGCTCGTGTGCGTAACTTCACCTACGCCGCACAAATGTATGCAGATGTACGCTTCACTGCTCGAACGTATAAAGGTGAAAAGTATGAAACCTACGATGAAGAGTCTCGCGTGTTTGAAGGCATCAGTCTAGGCAAGTTACCTGTGATGTTAGGGTCTTCCTTGTGCCTTCTCAATGACTACCCTCTGTCACTCGAACAGTACGGAGAATGCGCACATGACCCGCTCGGATACTTTATCATCCACGGCTCTGAACGAACCATTCTATGCCAAGAGAAGGTAGCCGATAATCGTATCATGGTCTTCCAGTCCAAGAAGACCTCCTCTAAACACTCCTACTCGGTGGAAATGAAGTCGCTTCACGAGAGCTTTACCATGCCGCCCAAGAAGTTGGAGATTCGTCTGTCCAGCAAGTTCAACGGATTTGGATACCCTCTGCTTGCGTGTGTGCCTCGATTCCGCGAAGACATTCCAGTCATGGTCTTCTTCCGTGCCTTGGGTGTGACTTCGGATGCCGACATTGCAAAGTTAGTCTGGGAATCACTCGATGACCCACACATTGAACTCTTGTCTGCATCCTTTCGCGACTGCTCTGAAATCGGAGTGTTCAGTCAAGACGAAGCTGTATCGTATCTGTCGAACCACCTCCAATACGGAACCAATCAAGAGGACAAGTGTGCGTATGTCCGTCAACTCTTGGGAAGTGAGTTCTTACCCCATGTCCGATTTATCGGCGAGAACGCACCTCTCGGTGTCTTGAATGCCCGCAAGTGTATGTTGGCTGCAAGCATGATTCGTCGACTCATCTTGACCGACCAGAAGTCCATTGCATTGGATGACCGAGATGCGTATCCGAACAAGCGAGTTGTTACAACCGGTGCCTTGTTGACACATCTCTTCCGACAACTCTTCCAGAAGGTCTGTAATGATACGCGTAACGAGTTCGTGCAAGAAGTCAACAATGATAGCTGGAAGAAGGGAGAGGAAGGTCCTAAACCGATGGAGATTCTCAACATCAACAATCTGTACAAAATCTTGAAGTTGTCTACCATCGAAGGCAAGTTGAAGCAAGCATTGGCTACCGGTAACTTTACAGTGCAAGGTCTTGGCACCAGTAGTAGCACCAGTTTATCGAATGCGACCAAAGTGGGTGTCTCACAAGTGTTGGCTCGTATGTCCTACACCAGCACATTGAGTCACTTGCGTCGTATTCAAACACCTGTGGAGAAATCGGGCAAGTTGTTAGCCCCTCGTAAACTCCACGGCACCTCGTGGGGATTCGTGTGTCCAGTCGAGACACCAGAAGGTCATTCAGTGGGGATTGTGAAGAACATGAGCTTGTTGACTTCGGTCTCTCAACACATTCCAACGAATACACTGCTTCACTTCCTTCAAGACCATGGAAACTTGACCTGGATTGATACACCCCATGTCTACGAAGGCACTGCGGTGACCTTGAATGGAGTCATTATCGGATACACACAGGCACCCGATACACTCGTGAAACGCTTGCGAACGGCTAAGCATTCCTTCCGCTTACATCCACACACGTCCATCGCATGGTATACACTTCTCAATACCATCATGATTGAGACCGACGCAGGACGACTGGTGCGACCTGTGTTCCGTCGAGGCTGTGCGTGGCCTGCTGTGGGTGCGGATTGGACAACATGGATGAAGAGTTGTATCGAATACATTGATGCATCGGAAACCGAGACACTTCACATTGCGATTTCCAAAGACCACGCAACACCTCAACATACACACTATGAGATTCACCCTAGCTTGATTGTCGGTCATATGGCAAGCAGCATTCCCTTGTCCGACCACAATCAGTCTCCACGAAACACCTATCAGTCTGCGATGGGTAAACAGTCGATGTGCGTCTATGCTGGAAACTATGCGAAACGACTCGATAAGAACGGCTACTTGTTGTGCAGCTTGACTCGTCCCTTGGTCGAGACGCGTGCGATGAACATCTTGAAGATGCACGAAATGCCTTACGGAATGAATGCGATTGTTGCGATTGCGTGTTATGGAGGCTACAATCAGGAGGATTCGATTATCATGAATCGAAGTTCAGTCAATCGTGGGTTCATGCGTGGACTCTACTATACGATGTACAAGGACGAAGAGCATCGTAATGTAACCTCGGGTCGAGAGGAAAAGTTCATGAAACCCATGCGACACAACACTCGCAAATACAAGACCACCAGTTACGATGCAGTCGGAGACAATGGCATTCCCATCTTACACTCGACGCTTCAAGAGAACGATGTAGTGATTGGAAAGGTTGTGAATCTACGTAACGATACTGCGGGCTACACCTATCGTGACGCAAGCACTACACACAAGAACACAGAACCGTGTCGTATCGATGGAGTGTGGCAAGATAAGAACAGTGATGGCTATCCGTTCATCAAAGTGCGTGTAGTGTCTGAACGTGTGCCACAGATTGGAGACAAGTTCTCTTCCCGACACGGACAGAAGGGAACGGTTGGAATGCTGTTGGACGAAGAGGATATGCCGTTCACTGCGTCTGGATTACGACCCGACTTGATTATGAATCCTCACGCAGTTCCGTCTCGAATGACGATTGCGCAGTTGATGGAGAACATCTTTGGAAAGGTCGGTGTCCGTAAAGGAACACTCGGTGATGGAACTCCGTATAGTCACTTGAAGGTAGAAGACCTGCGTAAACACATGCTGGAATTGGGACTGCATCCCTACGGCAATGAGATTCTCTACAACGGACAGACCGGAGAAATGATGCAGGCTGAAATCTTCATGGGACCTACCTTCTATCAGCGATTGAAGCACATGGTGATTGATAAGAAGCACAGTCGAGGTAAGGGACCGATTGTGAGTCTGACACGACAACCCTGTGAGGGACGCAGTCGGGATGGAGGTCTTCGTGTGGGTGAGATGGAACGCGATTGCTTACTGAGCCACGGTGCCGCGGCATTCACGAAGGAACGCTTAATGGATGTATCTGACCCGTTTCCAACCGGTATCTGTAAGACCTGTGGAACACTTGCAGTGGTGAATGAAGAAGAGATGATTTACTCGTGTGGAACCTGTGGCAACAAGACAGAGTTCATTATGAAAACCATCCCCTACGCAATGAAGCTCTGGATGCAAGAGTTAGAAGCGATGCATATTGTTCCTCGAATGGTATTGCAATAGTCTATGCAGGGTCTTCCGTCTGGGCCATTGTATTCAAACCCTCCTGAGAGGGTGATTTAGACATCTTCGCATTGTAACGATGCATGTCTCTCCGATAAAGATACACAAGGAATCCTCCTACTACTAAGATTCCAACAATCGTGCCGATTCCAAATGGGTCCATTTCTTAAAGAGTCGTGTTCATCCTGAAAGTCTCATATTAGGAGGGATGTAGAGTCTTCAATGATTCGCTCTCGAATGAACATCCTATGTAGTCCACACGCCATACAGCACAACCCTGTTAACGTAACTGTCACTGCGATACCAAGTGCTAAGGCTTGGTCTTCATCCATAGGTGTTTAGCCGAGGCGTCCCTTAAACCCTCTTTTTTCCTACATCGTTCCTGAAAAAAACTTTCTTGCTTTGGAACATAACAACATGGGTGGTGGTCTTTTACAACTTGTCAGCTACGGTGCACAGGACATCTACATCTCTGGTAATCCCCAGATTACCTTCTGGAAGGTGCTTTACAAGCGTCATACCAACTTCGCCATGGAATCCATTGAAGTCACCTTCAACGGCCAGGCCGACTTCAACAAGCGTGTTACAGCAGTTATCAACCGTAACGCCGACTTGATGTACCGAACATACGTCCAGGTCGTTCTCCCAGCAGTCGACCTCACTAGCGGTGGCACCAACTTGAACCGATTCCGATGGCTCAACTACATCGGTCACAGACTATTGAAGGTCATTGAGCTCGAAATTGGAGGTCAACGAATTGACAGACAATATGGCGACTGGCTCCAAATCTGGACCCAGCTCTCCCAGGATGCAGGTACCATTGCAGCCCTTGATGACATGATTGGCAACACCCACGACCTCGTTCTCGTCAAGGACCGACGTGGTTATGCCTTGGATGCCTCCTGCGCTGGTGCTGAGCTCACCAACTCCTGCGCTCCCCGTGCCGGAACACCTGCCAAGACCCTCTATATCCCTCTTCAATTCTGGTTCTGCCGCAACCCAGGTCTTGCAATCCCTCTCATTGCCCTCCAATACCACGAGGTCCGCATCAATGTTGAGTTCGAGCAATGGATTAACTGCGTTTACTACGAGTTAACAGGTTCAGGTGCAGCTGCAACCTCCATCCAGTCCTTGACTGCTGCCTCCCTCTACATTGACTACGTGTATTTGGACACTGAGGAGCGACGACGATTCGCCCAACAGACACACGAGTATTTGATTGAGCAGCTCCAATTC